TATTTCCAGATTCAAACCACCACCAACGGCGCAACCACACTCACAACCAGAGACGCAGTCGGATCGTTGGCTCATCTTACATGTAGTGTTGATGGAGATATGGTAATAGACGTAGTTGGTAATATATCACTTGACGCAGATGGAGGCTCTATATTTATAAAAGATAATAATAGCGACTTTGTGGAAATGACCAGAACGAGCATTCAAACAGATGCTGTGTATGCTGGTGGTTTAGTCTTCTCAGCTTCTGCTGGTCCTATGAAATTAGATTCTTTTACTGGTGAGTTTTTATTCGCTAGTGCAAGTGCTACTAAATTTAGTATCGGAAACTCAGGAAATAATGCGATTTTGCAACCTTCCGGAGATGCTGTGAATGATATTATTTTCTTGGATGGAGATGAGAGTGGAAATGAAATTGGGCGCTTTGATGGTTCGGCCACAGCATTATTGATGGCTGGTACTAACAAAGTCATGTTCAATAATAGCGGAACCTATATCAATTCCTCGACCAACTCCCAATTAGACATTGTAGCAGACGGCTCCGTTGTATTTGCGAATACCTCAACAACCGTTTTTACCCCAAGTAGCGTTCACAACTTCACAGGCAATAGTGGTTCTGCCGTTATACCAATAACCGCCACATACCAAAAGATAGATGCTAATGGGTCTGGGCGAATTGGTATGAGGTTCGCAGGAGCAGGATCAGCAGGACAGTTTTTGATTGTTGAAAATGTCGGTGGTGAAAATGTGACCTTCGACGCATCAAGCGGCACAGCCCTAATTACTACAAACGCTGATAATGATACAATGATGCCCGGTGAGATATTTTCATTTGTTAGTAATGGGTCTGCTTGGTTTTTGATCGGTGGAAATTTACAAGCTGGATAATGTGTGTTTAGAGGACTGGTTGTGGGATTAGTCGTTTTCTTGATATTAGCACTATTTATCTTTGATATATTATTACCGGGAGAAATGTTTAATGTCCTCAATGTTAGAACAAGCGATTGTTGATGCCGCCGCCTTAAGAGAGGCCGCACTTAAAAATGCTGAACAAGCAATTATTGATAAATATGCGCCACAAATTAAAGCTGCTGTTGATTCTTTACTTGAAAATACGGAGAAGGGACTCGCCAGAGGATCTTTGGTCAAGTATGAGGGAAAGTATGCTAGAGTGACAACCGAGTCAGACAACGGAAAAGTTGGGATTGTAGAGGTTGGCGGCGAAAAAACGCATTTAGTATTGGAATCAGAGCTTGAAGAGGCCTCAGAAAGCGACCTATTATCTGAACAGGATGAATTAGGAAATCTGGGCCCCAATGCTGCCGGAGCAGCACCTGAGACTACATTTGATCCCGGATTTGCTGCTGGGGATATATATTCAGAGCGACCTGTTGATTTAGAATTGGAACTGGAATTCGATCCGGACGATTTCAATTTAGATCTGGAACAATTAAAGAATATTGTTTCTGTTGACCAGCCTGATCCGGCTGAAAAGGAAGGAACTGAAGAACTCTTAGGTGATCTTGGCTTAGAAGGGGGTGATGATCTAGAAGCCGAAGTCCCAGAGGAAGAAGAACTCGCCCTTCAAGAGATTATCAATCTTATTGACGAGATTGATAATGAAGTTTTAGAAGAAGAACTGGTTGTTGATATGGCCGGCGCCCATAAGAATGGCACTTTTGAGACAAATGAGGGTGCTTTAAATTACCAACAAGAAATGGAGTTGGCAAAACAGGAATCAACTGAATATAAAGAAGAAAAAGAAGCTTTAGAAGAAAAGATCAAAAAGATTGAAAAAGACCTAAAGCAATCCCAGCAACAAACAAACGAATTTAAAAGCATTATTGAAAAATTAGAAGAGGTACTAAATGAAACTCTTCTATCAAATGCTAAATTGCTTTATAGCAATCAAACACTAGGCGATGCCTCCTTGAATGAGCGACAAAAACGAAAAATTGTTGAAGCCATCGCTAAGGCAAATACACCAGATGAGGCTAAAACTCTGCAAGAAACTCTTAGAGCTACAGTGGGATCTACCAAAAGAAGGGGTCCAAAATCACTAAGCGAGTCAGTCCAGAGAAGGTCAACTTTATCAGGTATTTTGCCAAGAAAAAAACAACCAGAACCAGAACTTTCATTCGCAGATCGAATGCAAAAACTGGCTGGTATTAAATAACGACATACTGTAGGAGGTATTAAAATGTCTATTGTACAAAAACTTACAGAAGGCATCGTAAACCGTGACATGAAACAAGAAGGCCAAGCTCTTCTTGATAAGTGGACACAAACCGGTTTACTTGAAGGTCTTCAAAACCAACATCAGAAGCAAAATATGGCTCGATTGTTGGAAAACCAAGCAAAAGAACTTCTTCGTGAAAGTTCTGCAATGGGTGGTGGTGATGTGGAAGGATTCGCCGCTGTTGCATTCCCAATTGTTCGTCGTGTATTCGCCGGACTTCTTGCTAATGATATTGTTAGCGTTCAGCCAATGAGCTTACCCTCTGGTCTGATCTTCTTCCTTGACTTTGTTTATTCACCAAACCAAGGTGATGGTGGAACCGCCACTATGCCTCGTTTTGGTAATTCAAGCGATAAATCAATTTACGGTACCAATGATGTTGGTTCTGAAATTATTGATGGTGTTTCATTGATTAATGATACCACAAAGGCTGGATTTGGTGGACCCGGTCGTGATGGTTCTTTTGGCGGTACATATGGTAGCCCAAGAGGAACTAACGTTGCTACTATCGCTAGCGACACCACAGACGCTGTTTTGACAACTTTTGTTTTGGATGGCGCTGTTTCAGAAGCCAACGCAAAATTGATCCAATATGATGCTGATCTCTTGGCCTCAACTGATAGCAGTCTTGGTGTTCTTGTTCTTGATGTTGGCAAGCAACATTTGGAAAGTATTGCGTCTGCTGACGATGCTGATTTTGATAATGTTACGGCATTTCAAATTGACGTATTGAATTCTGGCATTCATGCTGATGGAGATGCAGCCGTAAAAAATTGGATGGATGATATTGCTGCTCATAGCGGTATTACTTCTGGTTCAGTTTCCGCAGGTAGTTTGGTTCAAATTCGCCGTTTAACAAAAGCTCTGAAGAACACAGATAGCACACTGGCTTCTGATGGTGGAGCCGCTGTTCGTTTCGTAATGACTGGTACTCGTACTGGTGGTGGTGATCTTGTAATTGCTGCGGCAGCAGCCGGCACGGTATCCCAAATGGCCGCAGGTGTTTTCAGCTTCCCAATTATTGATAAGTTGCAAGCTGGTGGATCTCTCGGTTCAATTAACACTTCTTCCAACAATTATGGTCTAGAAGGTTCTGCGAATATTCCAGAGATCGACATTAAGGTTGATTCAACCGCGATCACCGCTCAAACCAAGAAGCTTAAAGCTAAGTGGACCCCTGAGCTTGGTCAAGACTTGAATGCTTACCATAATCTTGATGCTGAAGTTGAATTGACTTCAATCCTTTCTGAGCAAATCGCTCTTGAGATCGATCGTGAGATCCTTGCTGATCTTGTTAACGGTGCAACCGCTGGTACTTATTACTGGTCTCGTTCACCCGGTCTTTTCGTTAATCGTCAAACTGGTGCTGAACTTGGAGCAACTGCTGCTGCTCCTGACTTTACCGGTACTGTTAGCGAATGGTATGAGACTCTCATTGAGACTATCAATGATGTTTCTGCTCAGATCCACAGAAAGACTCTTCGTGGTGGCGCTAACTTCGTAGTTTGTTCTCCAGAAGTTGCTAACATCCTTGAGTTTACCTCTGGGTTTCGTGCTAACGTTACCGCTGATGCCGATAAGGGTGAAATTGGCGCTGTCAAGGTTGGTTCTTTGAGTCGTAAGTTCGACGTTATGGTTGATCCTTACTTCCCACGCAATGTAGTTCTCGTTGGTCGTCGTGGTAACTCATTCCTTGAGTCTGGTTACGTATACGCACCTTACGTGCCTCTACAAACTACACCTACAATCTTCGGACCTGAAGACTTCGTACCACGTAAAGGGGTAATGACCCGTTACGCGAAGAAGATGGTTCGTTCTGATATGTACGGATTGGTTATTGTTCGTGGACTTTCTGGTGAGAGTGGTTCAAGCTAATCTAGCCCAATAAGTAAAAAAGACCCCCTTCCATTTTGGTTGGGGGTTTTCTTTTTATAAGCACTATTTACTAATGATTGCGAATTAGACGCAAATAGATTTATTGATTATAGGAGATTACATAAATGGCTAAATTAGGAAGATACTCTGCGGACAGAAAAAAGGTTCGCGATTTGACCGCCGGAACTTATAACCTTGCGGCTAATGATTGTGGAACAATTTTTACTTTAAATAGCTCAACCGGAGGTGCAATTGCGATTAATTTGCCCAAAGCATCTGTTGCTGGTAATGGATGGTGGGCGAAATTTGTTATTTCTGCCGATCCGCATG